AGTGGAAGACCGTTTGAAAGGCGGCGATCCAATCAAAAAGGCAGGGAATGGTGACAAGGATTTAAGTGATGCTGAATCTTTTATCGGGGTCATTAAAGCAAATCAAGTAAAGAGAGTTTAGAAGGGAGTAAGAAATGGCAGTATATTTAAAAGACGAACTGGTGGGCTTTGTACCTACCGAAAAAGTGAAAACGATTATGAAGGATGTGGCGCGGGGGTCTTCCCTGCTGCGCCTGAGCCGTGTGGAGCCCATGACAAGTGAGTCAAAGGAGTTTCCGGTTATGACGGACGGCCCTGGGGCCTACTGGGTAGGAGAGGGCGAGAGGATTAAGACGAGCAAAGCCCAGTGGATTTTCCCCAAAATGTATGCGAAAAAGCTGGCGGTTATTATACCGACGACAAAGGAAAAACTTAACGACACAACCATTAATGTGTTTGAGGAGCTCAAGGGACCAATCGCAGAAGCATTTTACACGGCCATTGATGCTGCCGGACTCTTCGGGACCGGTTCGCCGTGGGCGAAAAATATTTACCAGTCTGCCTCTGATGCCGGCAATGTGGTTACAGGGGGCGCGAATCCGTCGATAGATCTGGATGTTTCCGATATTATGGCTTTAATTGAAGACGCCGGACTGGACGTAAACGGCTTTGCGGCGCACTATGGCATCAAAAACACTCTGCGAAAGCTCAGAGACGCCAACGGCAATGCCTTATATGTTCCCGGCGTGGATCAGTCGGAATTTTACAACAACCCGATTGAGTTCTCCCGCAATGGCGCGTGGGACAAAGACAAGGCCGAAATTATCGCGGCAGACTGGGCAAAGTCCCTTGTGGGAATCCGTGAAGGAATCGCTTACGAAATCCTGAAAGAGGCAACCCTGCAGGGAACCGTGGATGCAGACGGCCTGCCTATCTCTCTCGCTGAGCAGGACATGATCGCAATTAAAGCCACGATGCGCTTAGGCTTTTTGCCAATCAAGGATGAAGCTTTCGCAGTCCTTGCGAAATAAGGAGGGGCGACGATGAAGTACGGAAAATACGCAAAGGATGGCAGAGAAGTTACGGTGTCGGAAAAGGCTTATAAGCTGCTTTACAAAGAGCAGGGGTATCTGCCTGTGGGCGATGCCGGAGAGGGCGAGGAACCGCAGAAGGAAGGGGCCGGTACTGGAGAGGACAACAAGCCTGATATTGAGAAAATGTCTGCCTCTGACCTAAAGGCTTTGGCGAAGAAACAGGGCATCGAGGGCGCCGCCTCCCTGAACAAGGAAGAGCTGCTGGCAGTCCTAAAGGATGTGATGGCAGGTGAGTAACATAGAGCGCTTAAAAGTGCTTACGGGAGAGAGTGACGAGGAGTTGCTCTCTCTTTTGCTTGAGGATGCGGAGGCCCAGGTGCTATCTTACACAAATCGCACGGTAATGATTCCGGCGCTTAATAAGGCAGCCCGTGATCTGGCTCTGATAGCCTATAACCGGCGCGGAACAGAGGGTGAAACCGGCCGAAGCGAAGCGGGGGAGTCTTACAGTTTTGACAACACTCCAAAACAGATCTACGACATATTAGACCGGTACAGACTGGCAAGGATAGGAGGTAAGGCCTATGAGGCTGCGGCAGAGCAGGATCCAGACGTATAATCTTCGGGCCCATGTCCCGACAAAGGACGGGGAGGGGAATGTTTACAGCACCTACGCAGAGGCTATATCTTTTCGTGGGGAGATCTGGCCGGCCGGTGGCAAAGTGCAGGCAGAGATGTATGGTCAGCGGCTACAGTATATCCGCAATTGCAAAATCGAGGGAGGCTATTCCGTTGAAGTAGATAGCAAAGGACAGGTGCAGTATCGCTTTAAAGATATGCTGGTTACTGAGTCGGATGGCGTCTGTGTAGACGTGCTGGCGGATGTGGGCCCAGACTACCGGATCATTGCTATCAGGCCATATAAGCCGCTGCGGCTTGAGCTCGAAAAGATATGATCAGGGGTGCAGATAGGCTGAACCGGCGGCTGAGTGGAATGGAGGATGCTGGATCGGTAGAGGTAACCATGAGAGTGGTGGGAGAAGCGACGAAGATGGTGCAGGGCCATGCGAAGTTGCTCTGTTCTTCTGACACCGGGGAGCTACGGAGAAACATCTATACTGACGTAGAGTGCCGAGACGGTGTAGTATATGGGGTCTGCTATACCAATAAGGCTTACGCTGTATATGTCGAGCTAGGAACCGGCCCCAGGGGGGAGGCCGACCATGACGGAATCTCTCCCGCAATAAATCCGGTATATGCACAATCACCCTGGTGGATCCACGAAAGCCAGATCGACAAGGAGGCTGCTGAAAAATACGGATGGTTTTATATTGACACACCAGATGGGCGATTTTATCAATGCTCCGGTCAGGCGGCGCAGCCCTATTTATACCCGGCCCTCAAGGATCATGAAGGTGATGTCACCGAAATGATCCGGGACGGCATCCGGGAAGAAATTAGACGGAGGACATAAATGCTAAATGTGAAAGACCAGATCTATGCAGCACTTGTAACTATTACGGACAATGTTACCGACTGCTATCCCAGAGACTGGGAGCAGAACCTTGCAATCCAATACATGGAAGAGGATAACAAGGTCATAGAGTACACGGACATGGCGGAGCAGAAGGCCTATGTCCGGTATCGCATTGACATTTGGCACATGCGCAGCACCTCCGCAGTAGCGGTCCAGGTGGATGCGGCCGTTGCGGCACTAGGGCTTAAGCGCATCCAGTGCATGGACGTAGAAGATCCCAACGGCCGGAAGCATAAGCAAATGCGGTATGAAATGATCATCGATGTTGATACACAACAGGTCTACCATCAGCGGTAGAAGAAAGGACAGTATATGTTAGCAAATGGAATTACCCTTGAAGTACAGCGGAAAGGCGAGTCAGTATATAAAAAGTTGCCCGGGTTAAAAGAAGTCCCGGAAATTGGTGTTGAGCCCGAGAAGGTCGACAATACAACCCTGGAGGATACCGTGAAACAGTCCGAATTAGGCATCGGGGATCCGGGGGAAATGGAGTATAAGTTCAAGTATACGAACGATGGTGCAGATTGTTCATATCGGTTGTTACGAGAACTTGCCGAGTCAAAAGAAGTGGCATCTTACCGTGAAACTCTTCCAGACGGCACGAAGTTTGAATTTGATGCCCAGAGCAATGTAAAGATTGGCGGCGGTGGAGTTAACGCAGCGATTGAGTTTAGCCTGGCTCTTGGCTTGCAGAGCGATATTGTAGTGACGGATCCGTCGTAAGGAGGAGTTATAAAGTATGAGTGAATTCGGAATTGACGAAGAGGTAAAGGAAACCAAGAATAAGACAAAGGCAAAGAAAGAAGAAGTCCTTGAGCTGAAGCCTAAAAGGGCGCCCTTCGCGCTATGGATCGTCGGAGGGGAGGAATATAAGCTGAAACTTAAAACCTCCGAAATATTGCAGCTGGAAGAGAAGTTTAAGGCCAACCTGCTGCTACTGATCGATGGTGGCATGCCGCAACTTGGAGTTATGTTAACCATCACCCAGGCTGCGTTAAAATCGTGGCACCACGGCATGACCTTTGGTAAGGTGCAGGCTATATTCGATCAGTACTGTGAAGAGGGCGGCACGCAGGTTACTTTTTATACAGACGTGATCATGGATATTTTTGCGGTATCTGGTTTTTTTACCGAGAGCCAGGCGGAGGATGTGCAGGAGAGCCTGGACGAGGCGCGCGAGAAAATGTAACTGCCGTTATTTGGGAACTATACCCCAATGCTTTAGATTGCGGGATCTCCCCTGAAGCCTTTTGGGATTACTCCTTAGCAGAGATCCGCGACCTGATGGAGAGTTATGTCCGCAAGAGCCGGATGCAACTTAAAGCCGAACTTGTGCAAGCCTATAATCTGGCCGGCATGATTGGGCATCAGGTAGCTGCTATCTTTGGTGATAAACATGTTAAGCCGCCGGAACTTTGGGAGTTGCACCCTGATCTTTTCGCGGAAGAAAAGGGACTATGCGAAGAGCGACAGCGGCAGGCGGAACTTGATTTGCACAAGGCCAAAATGATCGATCACGCACTACGACATAATGGCAAAAGAGGAAAGGGAGGAGGTGAAGCATGGAAGGAACAACGCTAGAGCGCTTGCAGGTAGTCATAGAGGCATCTGCAAGGCCGTATCAGGCAGATCTTGAACGAGTGCGGCAGCAGACGTCCCGTGCGCTGGAAGAAGTGGATCGGCGCACTTCTGGGATTGGCCGACTGATTGGACGGGTGACCGGGCAGACCGCCCGGCAATTAGATAGTCTAACCAGCAGGGCCCGCCGGCAGCAGGAAGCCATTACCCGTCAGGCCGAAACCGTCAGAGCATTACAGGAGCGACTGGATGGACTGGCACAGGCCCAAGTAGACCGCCTGACGCCTAAATACGAACGGCAGACGGAGGCGGTGCAACGTCAACAGAATGCGGTGGAACGACTGCAGAGACAGCTTGCAGCATACACCTCCGGGGAGGCTACCCCCAGCAGTGTCCGGGCCTTAGAGCGGGACCTGGCGGCAGCAGAGCGGGAGTTGTCAAGAGTAGATGCGCAGATGCAGCCTCTCTTGGAACAGCTGACACAGTTGACGGAGCTGGAAGAAATGGGAACGCCGGCACATGGCCTTGAAGAATTGCGCCGGCAAATAGATGACTTGAATCCGGCATATGATCAGGCAGAGGAGCGTGCAGACTCTCTGCGGCGCAGACTTGAGGCCGTACGTATGGCTCCGCAAAGCACGGAAGAGGCCCAGCGCCTGCAAGCCGAGCTGGAAACGGCTACGCAGCGCTTAGAGCGGTTAAGGTCAGAAGCAGAGACCACGGCGCAGCGTATGCAAGACATCCGAATGAACCCGGAAGGATCAGAGGGGTTAGGAAACCGCCTGGAATTGGAGCGCTTCCGGATGGAACGCTTGCAAGAAGAAGCAACGCAGACCAATCGGCAAATAGAAGAAGTCCTGAATAACCGGCACACAGGGACAGAGAGAGGAATTCGGCGGTCTCGAAGCGAGGCCCATAAATCGAATAGCACTTTTGACAAACTAGGTAAAACAGTTGACCGAGTTAGCCGACGGATCAAGCGACTCATAAGTGCAGTATTTGTTTACAACTTAATTCGTGGTGCTCTACGGGGGATGCAGGAAACCCTATCCGCATATTTGCAGACTAACGAGCGGTTTAAAACGGCCTTATCTCAGGTTAAGTCAAATCTCCTGGTAGCATTTGCCCCTATCTACAATGCGATTTTACCGGCCTTAAACTCGCTTATGGAGTGGTTAGCGAAGGCCACGCAGTATGTTGCAAGCTTTGTGAGCGCCCTATTTGGCGGGACGTATGATAGCAGCTACCAGGCTGCACAAGGCCTGGAAAGCGCCAAGAATGCAATGGACGATTACGGCGACAGCGCCAAGAAGGCGGCAGAAGCGAATCAACTCCTTGCTTTCGATGAAATCAATAAACTTACAGATAATGACTCTGGCAGCAATAAATCAGATACCTCATCCCTGGTTCCGCCGGTACTGGACACATCCAAAACCGACGAGAAGGCCCTGGGGCTGCTAAACAAAATAAAAGAGGCTATTGGGCCAACGATTGAGGCTTTGAAGCGCTTGAAAGAAGCAATGCGGCCATTTAAGGAATTTACTTTTCAGGCGGCACGAGATTTTTATGATCGATTTTTAGTCCCAGTGGCATCCTGGGTATTGGGAGCAGGGCTGCCGCGGCTGCTGGATATTACATCATCCATATTCCGGGAAATCGACTGGCGATACCTGAACGGAGTCCTTGCAAATTTTTTTGACGCGCTCCAAAAGATTGCGCTGGTGACATTTGAGGCTCTGCTAGATTTTTACGAGCACCTCCTAAAACCGATTGCGGTCTGGACCATTGGCGAAGGCCTGCCACGTTTCTTGCAGGTATTAACAGACATAACTAATAAGATCAAGTGGGATCGTCTACTGCAGTGCCTACGGAATGTGTGGGACGCCATAGCACCGTTCGCTATCCATGTTGGAGAAGGATTATTATGGTTCCTTGAGAACGTTTTGGGGCCGATTGCAGCCTGGACGATTGGCGAAGTGCTGCCGGTATTTTTGGACGGCGTGGCGACCTTGATTGGTATTCTGGATCAGGTCGTGCAGGCATTTAAACCGGGGGCAAAGTGGCTATTTGACAATTTCCTCTATCCGATTGCGAAATGGACTGGCGGCGTGATTGTTGACGTGCTCAAGTGGATTGTGGAGCGTCTTAAGTCATTTTCGGACTGGGCGCGAGATAACAAGACGATCATGGAGGACGTTGCACTAATTATAGAGACTATGTTCATAGCGTGGTTTACTTATGGGGTTACGAAAAAGATCGCCTCTGTGATCGAGGGGATCACCACGGGTCTAAGAAACTTTGCCGGTGGAATATCTCTGGCCGGGATGCAATCAACGATTGCGAGTATTGGGTTGGCAGCGGTGGCCGGGGCAATCCTCTTAATCGTGCAAAACTGGGGCCAAATGAATGGCTTTGAAAGAGTAGTGTCAATATTAGGCGTTCTGGCAGCCGGGGCCTTAGTTGCGGCTATTGCCTTCGGAGCTTTTCAGTCTGCGCTTACTGTGGGAATTGCAGTCGCCGGTATTGTAGCAGGTATATCGGCTGTGGTTTATGCTGTGGAAAGTGCAAAAAAGAGAGCTGAAGAGTCCACGAAATCATTACAGAATATGGGAAGTGGGAATTACAATATTCCACAATACGCGACCGGTGGATTCCCGGATCGAGGCCAGCTATTTATCGCTAACGAAAAAGGACCTGAAATGATCGGTCGGATGGGCAATCGAAACGTGGTTGCCAATAATGACCAAATCACATCCGGCATCAGCAATGCTGTGTATCAGGCTATTGTGAATGCAAAAGGAGATAATGTGTCGCAGCCAATATATGTCAATGTCCAGGTTGGCGGACGAGAGGTAAAAGACGTAGTCGTGGATGAAATCAACAACGAAACCAGAAGTACGGGCGTTTGCCCGATCTTAGTATAGGAGGGCTTTGAAATGCTATGGATTGATGGCGCGAAAATGCCGACTCCAAAACAGCCCGGCGGTATTGTGATCACGAAGGAAAAGATCTGGTCAAAGAATGCCGGGCGTGCGGCAAACGGGGTGATGGTTGGGGACATTGTGGCAATCAAAAATAAGTTGCAGATCACATGGCCACCACTCTCACCGGATCAGGTGATAGCCATAGATGCGGTCATCTCAAAGGCTTTTTTTGCGGTAAAGTACTTGGACCCATCTTCGAACACTTTGGTGACCCGCACTTTTTATGCCGGGACTCCGACGTATTCAGTCTACTCCTATGCCACTGGATTTAAACAGTACGACGGTGTGGGGGTGGACTTAGTTGAAAAATAGAAAGGATAGATTATGCAGATTAAGAATAGCCAGATAGTGAATTTTTTGAATGGTGTGGCGGGCATCCAGGCGAAACGATTGCCGGTTAAGGTGGCTCACGCTATTGCCCTAAATATTAAATTGGTGGAGCCAGCGGCCACAATCTATGAAGCCGAAAGGCAAAAAATTGCGGGGAAGTACGCTGTCAGGAACGAAAGTGGTAAGACAGATACCGTCGCGGACGAAGCTGCTCTGATAGAGCTCCTCTCCATCGAGGTGGAACTGCCTATCCAGCAGGTGACACTTGCGGATCTGGAAAAGTGCGACGCCGAGCAGTTCGATGCCTTGTCCATCCAGGATATTATGGCTCTGGACTTTATGACTAAATCCGAATAGCGAGGAGGGTGCGGATGTATCAATCAAGCGCAGAGTTTGACGCTTTGGTAATGCAGGACTGCCGAACATTCAGCGTAAAATTTGTTGTAGACGGTGTAACCGAGATCACGGAGGGGATCCGCTCCCTGCGGCTCAACGGTGGATCAAATAGTGCTAATACTTTTGTGCTGGGTGCTGCGATATCGCAATATATAGAAGTCGAACTGGCGAACCCGCCGCAGGCTCTCGAGGGACATGAGCTTAAGCTGCTGATTGGGATTGAAGGGTCAGAAGAATGGATTCCTTGCGGGTTTTATACTGTGCAGAAGCCGCAGACAGACGAAGGCCAGATCAAGTTTAACGCCTATGACCGGATGCTGCTGACGGAAAGGGCTTATTTTTCTTCCCTGCCGGCTCAAACAAATACGCTGAATGTGCTGAATGAGATCGGGACATTTTTGGGGCTCACGATTGTTACCGCAGGATTAAATTCTATTGCGATGGCGAAGCCGGCCGGCTATACATGCAGAGAAGTGCTTTGCTATATTGCCCAGATGTATGGCGGGTTTGTGATATGCAATCGAAGCGGTCAGATAGAAATTAAGGCATTTAAAGACAGTGGGTACCGCGTGGGAGCTGACAGGTACTGGGGAAGTTTTAAACATAATGACTTCCCTTTTATCTTGCAAAAGATCGTGTGCTATACCGGCAAAGATACAGACGGAAATGATTTATCCATTACTGTTGGCAGCGGCGCACGGTCAATGACGTTCTCCAATCCATTTATGACGCAAGTGGTTCTTAATGGTATCTGGGGGGCTCTGAAAAATTATACCTACATGCCCGGCGAGCTAAAGGTCTTGGGGGATCCCCGGCTAGATCCCTGGGACGTCGTGACAGTGGTCGGAACAGACGGTGTGGAATACAGGGTGCCGCTCATGAGTCTTAAGCAGGATTTTGATGGCGGTCTTACCACAGACATAAAGGCCGTTGGCTGGACGGAGAAGGAGTTGGAAAGCGGCTTTTCCGGGCCAGTGACACAAGCAATTGATCGTATGGCCGTGGAGCTGATGCTGGTTAATCATGCAGTTATAAACAAGCTTGACGTAGATATAGCAAACATTACTTTTGCCAAAATCACGGAATTGGATGCAATCAATGCTCAGATCCAGAACTTAGATGTGATTTATGCCAAGGTATCAGATTTGAAGGTCACTAATGCTCAGATTCAGAACCTGGATGCCAATTATGCAAACGTAGCGAACCTGCTATCCGGAAATGCTGGGGTAGGGGATTTGGTAAGTATCCACCTGACCAGCCAAAATGCTGCTATTGATACGGCCCTGATTAAAAATCTGATATCTGCCAACATATCCGTTAATGATCTAATGGCCGGTATCATCTATACCAATAAAATGCAGATCTGGGACGATGAATCTGGTGGGATGAAGATGGTTGGTTCCACACTCCAATGGACCGATAAGAACAAGGTCGTGCGTATGCAAGCCGGGCTGGATGCACAAGGAGTATTTAATTACTATATCTTGGATACCACAGGCGCGATCATGTTTGACGCTCTGAATGGCATATCAGCCCAGGGCATCAAGAGTCCGGTGATTGTCAATGACATGGTAGCGGAAAACGCCAATATATCCGCTGGGAAGTTGGACGTGAAGTCCTTAGAAACGGTAATAAATAGGGGTGACATCCATGTGCAAAGTAGCGTGATAAAGCTGGATGTAAGCGGACAAACGCTGGATCTGGCCCTCAGCCAGCTGCACGATGAGATCAATGCTATTGTCGTGGATGACGGGACATACGTGCTTCAGACGTGGGTGGAGGGCGGTCATGTAGGAGATAATGAGACTGCTACCATCCAAGCAAAAGTATATGTGAAAAATTCGGATGTAACGGAAACGATTCCTCCGGAGCGTTTCTTATGGACGCGATATTCGGAATATGCCGACGAAGATGAGGCTTGGAATTCGCAACAGCGCACTGGGTATGCTCTTACCCTTAGTGGGGCAGATGTCACAATGGTGGCCGAGTTTCAGTGCCTTCTTACCATCGCAGAAGAGTACTCCATTGAAACTTTAACCGGAAATGTTATCACCAATCGGGATGGGGCCGAATTGCTGGCTCTGTACGTAAAGGAGGTCTAGGAATAATGGCAACAAAGAAGATAAGGGAACTAACACAGGCCACATCCACCAACGATACCGATGTAATGATCATTGAGGATGCGGTTGACACGAAGTATATAACTTTTGCCAATCTTATAACCGGGATCAAAAATAAGATCACTAGCGTTGCCAGCCTAGCGACAGCTAGACATATAGACGGCATGAGTTTTGACGGCACAGAAGACATCGCCCATCGAGCAGCCTGCACAACGGCAGCTACAACAGTGGCCAAAACAGCTGTGCTTAGCGGCTATGCCCTCAAAACCGGCGGGTGGGTGGCGGTGAATTTTAGCAATGGCAATACTGCTTCCGCCGCCACGTTGAACGTGAACTCCACTGGAGATAAATCCATCTATTATAAAGGTGCTGCAGTACCGATAGGATATATCACAGCCGGAGCCACATTGCTACTAGTCTACAATGGTACACGGTACGACATTGTTGGGGAGTTGTGTCAGTCTCAGGTGGATTCTTTGCAGCCACAGATTGATGCGCTAAATAGTAACCTTGAGATAGGTCAGTCACAGATTGACGCCATAAATAGCAATATACGTGGGAACACAATCGGACTGTCCTCCTTATTTAACTATGTGAGCGCGAACGAAAACTATGTTTTACCATCGTTTAACCTTATTTGCGTCTGCATACTACAGACGGGCAGCGAGATATGCATACAATCAGTAATCGGCGTACAAGGCACGCTAGGCAGCGTAATTAGTGCCAAGGTAGGTGCAAACGGGACGGCAAGCGTGCAGCGCAACAGTGTCGGAAATTGTTATGTGGCTCCTGGCTCGATTGCCTGTAGAGCGATGGTATTTTATCTTTGATATAACATCAAGATAACAATTTTAGTGGGAAGGCGAGGAGGGCGGAATGTCTGTAAGATTAGCAAGTAGGGCCACGGTATACGATCGATACGCTGTCACGCGAAAGTTTACAGCACAGGAGACTGCCATCGGTGTCGCCCAGGGGAGCATAGACCTTATTGCCTCCCGATCTGAAATTGATTTGTTAAAAAACGGTGACAAAACTTTGTATTCCTGGCTATCGTCTGTAAACATGGATCTGCGATCCATCACGCTGGCAGTGTCAGAATCCGAATATAAGGATATAAATGGTGTACTTTCTGCGGTCACGCAGGCAAGGGCGTCAATAGAGATTAATTCTCAACAGATCGCCCTGAAGGTATCAAAGGACAATATCGTATCGTCCATCAATCAGAGCGCGGAGGCCATTTCCATTACTGCCGGCAAGATCAACCTCAACGGTGCAGTGACTGCTAATGACTACTTTAAGATTAACACGGATGGCAGCATGGCGGCTACGGCAGGGACGATTGGCGGCTGGACAATAAATAGCTCAGCCATATATAAGGATGTAACAGGAGCCGACGGCACTGTTTACCGGGCTTATTTTCAACCGCCAATCACCAGTTCCGCCTCGAATACGTGGGTGTTATCCTGCCAGGAGAAGGCATCCGGAGCAAGCAAGTTCAGTGGTAATTTTATACTATATTCCGATGGGAGCGCATCTTTCGGGGAAGGCAAAATTGTACTGAAAGCAAACGGTGATGCTGTATTCGGGAGTGCCATTTCTCTAGTTGGTGGGATCTTAGAGGTGCGGCAAGGTATTTTTAAAGGTGACAGTATATTCACCTCCATATTGTGCACCGGGACCGTGTATGGGGCCGTGTTAAACGGGAGCGAATTAAAGGTCACTAAAGCAGAAGCCCAGAGATATTATGCTCAGAGGGTGTATTTTGGGGCAGAAGCATCAGACAGCAATACTTATATTGCATGGGCTAGCGATAATAGCGGTCGTCTTATGTCGTCGGGAGGCTTCCACGCAAATGGGAGTCTATCGTGCAGCGGCACAAAGAGCAGGGCAGTGAAAACTGAGCAGTATGGCACAGTATTGCAGTATGCCTATGAAACCGCAGAGCCAATGTTTGGAGATATTGGGAGCGGCAGGGTAGAGGAAGATGGACAATGCATTATTAAAATTGATCCTATTTTTGCAGAAACTGTGACCGTAGAGTGTGGGTACTACGTATTTTTGACAAAATGCGGTGACGGTGACCTGTGGGTAAATCAAAAGAGCGGCAGTTATTTTGCTGTGTCAGGTACGCCTGGTCTAAATTTTGACTGGGAGATTAAAGCACATCAAAAAGAGTACGAATACGCTCGCCTGGAATCACTAAAAACCGAATAGACCGAGAGGTCTTATTTTTTTATACGGAAAGGGGCATAAATGGCATATGAGGTAGTAGTGGCACTGATCGGTGCTGGTGGCAGTCTGGCAGGGGCATTTATAGGCATCTTAGCCAGTGCGAAAGTGACTGCCTACCGGCTGCAGCAGCTGGAAAATAAGGTGGACAAACACAATAGCGTGATCGAGCGGACCTTTGTCCTGGAAGAGCAGGTGAAGGTTGCCAATCATAGAATTGCAGACCTTGAAGAGGCCGGAAAGAGAGGGAACTAATTATGAGCAACCAGTGGATTAAAGCAGCAGGTATCAGAGCAATCAAGACAGTGGCACAAACAGCGGCAGCGTTGCTTGGAACAGCGGTATTTTTAACGGATGTAAACTGGGTGCAGGTGGCATCCGCGTCGATCTTGGCAGGGGGCTTATCCTTGCTGACATCCGTTGCTGGGCTGCCCGAAGTAAGTGAAGGGGGCGATAAGGAATAATGACAGCAGAAGCGAAAAGAAAAGCAGTAGCAGATATTTATAAGGAGTGCATCGGCCGCAATCTCTACAGCCAGGATACCACGAAGCGCGAATGCGCCTTTACGCCGCACACGGATGGTAAGTATTATTCGGATTGCTCCAGCTCGATCCGGCTGGCATACAAGAAGGCAGACATTGGTCTAAGCTACATCGGCGGCAATACAGCAGGCATGTACAATTCCACGCTGGGGAGCATCATGGACATAACCGTAGTTAATGGCGTACCGACCAACCCGGCGCAGTTAAGAGTCGGCGATATTTTATTGTTTGCCGGTATGGACTCTTGCCGCCCGTTGTGCATCGGTCATGTAGAGATGGTTTACTCCATCAGCGGCGTCAGCGTTACCTTGTGCGGTCATGGTTCCGGGCCGCCGAGTTTTAAAGATATGGCCACTTACTGCAAGAGCAGATACAACGCAAAGACCGGCACAACAAAGGGCAATAAAGGCCTTGTGTGTGTAAAACGTTATGTGCAGGACGATGATACGGCTACGGCGCCCACAGAGGCCACAGAGAGCACAGATGCACCGGCGGAGGAGACTGTACAGGCCACCTCAGTAGGGGAGGAAGTTAGTATTATCCACAAGATCCAGCAGTGGGTTAATACCTACATGAGCGGAGCTGTTACATTGGCGCTTGATGGCAAGGCTGGCCCACTGACCAAAAAGGCTCTTGTGATGTGTTTGCAGCGCTATCTCAACCGCACCTACGGCGCAGGACTGGCCGTAGACGGCTCCTTTGGGCCGAAGACAAAAGCTGCTTGCCGGGCGGTTAAGCGCGGAAACAAGAGCAATCTGGTGTACATCTGCCAGGCTATGCTATACGCCCGGGGCTATGATCCGAAGGGCTTTGACGGCAGCTGTGGCCCCGGCTGTGATGCGGCAATCCGACAGTACCAAAAGGATCATGGTTTGGCAGTGGATGGTAGCTGCGGACCAAATACGTTTTATTCTTTATTCAACAAATAACATTGCAGAGTCCCGGGGTTAATCCTCCGGGACTAATTTTTGCAAAGATATTCTTGTAGAAATATTTACAGAAATAGGATATAGTAGATATAGTTATAGCAATAATGAGAAGTTTAGAAAAAATTGGGGAAGCATCGAGCAGATTATTGTAAATGCTTAGGCAATTATAATAATGATAAGGTGATCCGTACTATAAATATGTATTGTACAAATTTAGAAGGCATTGAATATCAGGGGATTTTGTGACTATTGTGATACTTGCAATACTACAAAAAAGACGAGTTTATTTCTTGCATTTAAACTTGCAATATTAGTAATGGGGGTGGGTACAATGATTAGTGAATTTAATCTAGATGGAGAACTTAGAGAATTAGATGAAAATATTGATGAGCATTTATTAAACTTTGAAAATCCTAGCTTCATGCACTCAGCAACTAATATGGTTTGTTATGATATAAAAGAATATGATCACCTGATTAAAAGGCTGAATGAAATACGATATTCAGCTTCAACTTATCAAGAGAAAGCTTCATTTATATGTAAATATAAGAGAGTATATTTTGCTAAAAGGCGAAAATTTTTAAGGCTGTTGAAAAATTTAAAAGAGGGAAGTTTGAATATCAGATATAATGAAGAATTAAATGAGAATATCGATTGTGTTAGATCATCCATGATTTCAGTAGACTACTATTATAATAACGATTTGTCTGTAATAAGTAATGTAAATTCTTTTATTGGAGCAAAAATTAGAAGAAGAATATATGAAATTAACAATGAAATTTATAAACTTAATAATTTCCCTCATGAATATATCAATACTGAATGCATGTTTATCGAGCCTTATAATCCAGCTAAATATGATAATGATATTATTTTTTATAAAGATGTCTTTAT